TATTCCATACAATAAAATCCTTTAACAGTACTCTATTAATAGTTTCAGAATCAATACCAGAAGTTCTAAATTTACCTGACAAATATTCGTCAATATTAATTAATGTAGTATTATAATCAATTTTAATATTATTAAATATTCTAGCTTCTAAATCTAAAAACAGCGAGTCGCGATAGTCTTTAAATGCCTGTATTCTGCTACCGTCATGTCCTACAATCATAGCTTTACCGAGCGGATATTCGTCAATTTCAATATCTACCATAACACCGGACTGTAGTAAACTTGCCGGAGCGTAAAAAATTGTACTTGAACCTTTAATTTTAACTGTTTTTACTGCTCCATCGGGATCTGCTGCTTTAGCATATCCTCTATCTACGTAAAGCGGTGCAAACCATCCTCTATGAAGCGAGTCTTCACTTTCACCGTAAACCTTATAAGCCGAAAACGTTTTAGGCGCTGTTCCTTGTGACGATAACCACTCCTCATCTATAACTAATTCAGGATGATAAGCTGGATATAATCCTAATTTACTCGGAGTAGGAGGAATAAAAGATCCATCAGTTTGATTATATTCATAAATTTCTAATTTATCGTCAACATCTAATTTTAATTCAATTTTTACGAAATTTTCTTCAACAAAAATATAATCTTTATTATGAATTAACTGTCTACCATTATGATAAACATTAACTGCTTTTGAACTTAGAGTATCCATTGAAAATACTTCAGTTAACGAGTAATAAGGATTACTTGTATCAAAAACAGTATAATCTATTTTTTTAGATCCTTTATAACCTAACATATCTGAGAAGTAAAAAGACTGTGTATTAAGTTTATCTTTATTAAGATTATCTAAAACTGCATCAACATGCGGTTTTATTTCTCCATCAAATCCTAGTGTCGAACTAATGTTAAAAAAGTTTCTTTTAAATTTATTGTATTCAGCATTTGCATGCTCTATTGCTCTTACAATATTATAATCTTTATTAGTAATAGAATATATAGGTAAATTAAGCGGGCCAGTATGTTTAATAAAACGCTTGCCAAACTGATCAATATCTCCTAGATCTCTTAAATTACTATTTCCTGGAAATTCTCCAGCATAATTTGGAATATCTTCTATCATAGAATTTAAATGATCTGATACTTCTCCGAGTGTGAAACTAGAAATATCCAAATTACTTGGATTTCTCTCAAGATTAATTGGAAATTCGTAATATCCATTATTATTTTTAGATGACTGGCTGTGTGTCTTAATTACTAAAAAATCATCTATAGCTAAATCGTTGTCAAATCTAACAATTAATTTAGAATTAATTCTATTTAATTGATAATCGGTTCGTAAATTAGTATTAACAAAAACTGAAACTTCGACATCGTTTAAACTACTGGCATTATTATATACATCAATTTGAAAATCGTTTTGTTGAGATATATTACTTGTATATTCTCGAATAACTTTTTGTTTTGTTATAGTCGGAATACTGCTCCAACCGTTAACATATCGATAATCAGTACGTGTTGTATACTTTTTTAAGAATCCTGTATTAATCGATTTAGTTTTTACTACATCTCCATCTTCGTATGTAAATGTATCATTTTCTAAATTAAAATCAAAAACAATATCACCTGAATTATTAATGTTTCTATAACTTAATGGAAATCCTAAAACTGTATCAGAAACACCAGATCCTTGCTTATAAGAAAATAACTTTGTTCCCTTAAAAGTTGTACTATCGTATACTGTTAAATCAGAATACTGTAATCCATCATTCCCACATATATCAAATAATGGTGGTTGATTTATTTTTGTTTTTTCTTGGCTTTGTTTCCACTCAGCGCCGGTAAAGTAGTAAAAACGTCCTTTGTTTTTTGTACCATCTTTTACAAGCACGTTTTCATTCTCTAGCGGTAACGTGTCACTAGGTTCGATTAAACTGATTATGTTATCATTAACAATGCGAACAAAGTTTACTTCGTATATTTTGCCTTTAACTCTTATATCAGTATCAGCAGTAAATAGAACACGCATACCTTGTACTAATTCAACACCGTCAACATTATACCCCAACGACCCTTCGATTACTGAAAATATATCAGTAGTAAATGTGTCAATTAAGTCAACATTTTGTTTAAACTCTGTTCCGTAATTATGTAATTTAAGATTTGATTCGAACTCAATTATTGGTCTTGATGCTTTTTGAGTTTCGTCTATTGAATCTTGTACGCTGTTATATGTGTTTGTTGCTTCTAATACAGACTTATGAAACCATCTATTTGATCTAGTCCAACTATTCCTGTCATTACTTGAACGATTAATTGTTATGTAGTCTGAATTTTGAGGGAACCCGGTAGAAGTTGCGAACGGTTTTTTATCAAATTGTTCTGTGTCAAATTCTACAACCTCGTTATTACTGTAACTTAATGGTAATAGCAAATCGTCAATCGGTATTAACTCAATAGCAGTACCAACTCCTTCGACATAATATGACGAATCTGCATATTTTTTAGGACTAGTATTTCCTCTAAAACTAACTTTTAGTCCGTTTGTGAATTCTACTCCGTTTGCACTTTTATAATACTTTGCACCTATAATATCTTGCTCAACATCTAAAAACGTATTTTCTTCAATATCGTATATTCTAAATTCACCACTTGTGTCTATATTATTTTGACTAACATAAAACAGTCTATCTGGTGCATTATACGGAATTGTGAATTCTATAACACCCTTTTCAATATAAGCATTTGCAACTTCGTCGCCTGCCTTACCTATTTTTTTAATACCGTTAGGATATAGTGTACTACTGTTTTGTGGATCATCAATTGTAACACCTCCTTCTTCAGGAAGTATAATATAGTCACCCGCGTCGTAAACTTCGCCAAACACTTCGGCATCAAATTGACCATCTGATCTTAGTCCTTCTGATGTTGCTATAATTACAGAGTTACCCGGAGTATAAGATTTTGTAATTGCTATTGCTAACGGAAATCCCGGAGTATTAATTTCAAATCTATAACGTTGACCTCTAAACAGTCTTAAATTAGGATTTCTTTCAAACTTATTATTAAACACATATGCAACATTGTCACCCTGGTCTTCGGTTGTAATTGTATATGTACTCTGTACAACTTCATCTTGTCCTTGTACAAAAACACTTGTAGGGCCATCAGGTAACCAATAATATTCTCTAAAATTTACAAACTTGTCCCAGTCAATATTAGGGTTCCAAGAGTAGGATCTTTGTGAATTAATGTCACTATGATTTGATGTATTAACATTAAAAAAGTTTAGCTGATTAATATAATCGTTATAGTCTTTATAAAAGGTAGTATTAGACATTGAATCTTTTATAAGAACAGTAGGTTCTAATTGATAATTTTGTCTATTTGCTGAATACTCCGGTATATAAGTATCTGTTGCTTTAAAGCCTTTTGCTGTTTTTCTGCCATAATAGCCACTTAGTTTTTCAGCAACACCGGGCTGTATAAGCTGGTCTATAGTTGCTTGTAAAAACTTTAGGTTTGCTTCGGATCTAAAAAATCTAGGAAGAAATCTTGCACTTTTTCTACTATCATCATCTGGAGTCGGTAAACCAAATTCACTTTGCTCTGTTGCCATTAGTAATTATTATCTCCGCTGCTATTATTGCTGTTTGTTCTAATTATTGTAGCGCCGCTATCTTGTACTATCGATGTTACTGCACTACTACTCGGAAGAGTCGTTGGATTGTTTACTGTTCTAGTTTGCACTCCGCTTAATTTAGTAGAGATACTAGTAATAACATTTCCTAAAGTTTGTAAATTAGTAGCTGTATGCTCGTCAATTATTTCTATGTCTTGTACGGTTGCTGCATTTAAAAATATTTCGTTCGCCTCAGACTTTATTTCAAATAAACTACCAAATGTTTGATCTGCTTGTTTAGGCACGATTACAATACTTGACAGTGCAGGTGTTAATGAATTTATAATATACGCACTAAGTTCTTGGAAGTAAAAAGTATCACCAAAATTCCAATTTTCAATAGTAAAAAATTGATTAATTAAGTTAATAATATTTTCTTTTATTTCATTATTATTGATTGCAATGTCTTTGTTTTTAACAATCTTGAAATTTACTTGTAGTCTCGGATCTGCCTTTTCTCCAAATAGTAATTTATAAGTTACAGGATGAAAAACTACTTCGTCACTAATGCTTTTTATTTTAGAAATTTCATTACCATAAGATCTATACAATTCATCTGAACTTGGCGGTAATGGAAAATTAGTCACTGCTCCGTTAATATATTTTCTTACTTCGGAATCATAATCTCTTGTTAAAATATATGTATCTAAAATATTACTACTTGACGGATCAATTCTATATTCAGAATCTGCTACATGTAGATAATGGAATTTAAGTCCAGATCTACCAACGTATGCTCTGTACTCGTCTGTAACTGTCATGTTATTTTCAGATTTATTAAGAACTTTAAATAAATCAAAATCTACAAAATAAAATACTTGTCCGTCTACTTCAGTACTCGGTGTTATTACATTTCCTAAATCAACAGACTCGTTTTGTTTAATTTTAATAATGTTTGTAGAATTATCAAAATATTTGTAATCTTGAACGCCGTCTACTGAACTATATTTCTTTTGGAATATAAATCTATTATTAATACTTGTATTTTCTTCATCTACAATTTCAGTAAAAATTTCCGGGTTATCAGCAGTGCCGTCATCGTCGCGATCATACAATGCTAACTGTACTTTTCGAGTATCATTATACCCTTCAGAATCTCTATATGCATCAGCAATACTCCAGTCAAAATCTTTATTAAAAGGAAGCTGACTATTAGGTTGAGTATTAATGTTTAAAATTGTTATTTTATCTGTTAACACTTTGCCTGTTTTAGAATCATATATTTTGTCAGAACTATCATAAAAGAATCTTAATTCATCTTGGCTTTCAAATACATATCTTAAATTTCGATATGACACATTGTAGTCTTTTCCATCAGTTTGAAAATAGAAAATCCAACTACTATCTTGATTTTGTCTTAAACTACTGTTTTGACTCTGCAAGCTAAATGGTGAATATGTATTTAAATTTTCAGCAGTAATAACTTTCCACTGACTTAGAGTTTGATCATATCTTAATCCAAAGTCTTTAAATGCAAACACTCTATCAATAACTTGTTTTTTAATATCTGATTCAAGTGCTCGTGCATACTTTGGTAAAACTTGTGTTAATATAGCCCCATCTGGTATAACGTCATTAAACACTATTGGACCAATACCGTCATCATTAATTATTGTACCGTCGGATTCGACACTTTGTACTGTAGACCATTTATACGAACTAGATCCACTATGACCAGAATCGCCTGTCATTAATGTTCCGTTATCCATAAAATGATATCCTACAGGTGCTTCGAATTTACACATTGCTCCAACTTTAATATATTGCAATGCATTTGTACTAAATGTGCCTACACTATAAACATTTGTAGTTGTAGTATCACCATTTGCAGCTAAAATACTTGTTAGATCAATTACTTGGTCAAAATACCCTGTAGAACGATTAGTTTTTTTAGTTACTTGTCTCCATACAGCGTTTAAGTCAACTGTATTTTGTTTGTTAAAGTTTCCGTTATAAAAATTTCTAACAGAATTACTAGCAATTTTCGGTTCAACTTTACTATAGATAATACCTTCAATATCTGATTGGGTAGTAAATGAAAATTTAAACTTTTCTAAGTACTCTTGTTTATATATAATACCGTCATTAGCAAATAGACTTGTTGATGAATACTTTCCAGTTGCATCGGATAAATCAAAATATCTACTTATTCCACTCGATACACGATTTACTGTTTTTGTTTTAATAATATCTTGATCAATACCTAACGGTCCAACATTATAATCTTCTGCTGTAATTAATCTATTTTGTGTATAATATGTTGCTGGTGCATTTTGTTTAATGTCTGCATTTGTTTCTGCAGGTCTTGAATTTGATATTGTTGACTTTAAACTAAATCCAACTGTTAATTCTTCTTGTGTGTTATTTTTACTAAGGTATGGAATTTTAAATGATATTGATTGTAAACTACTAGGGTTTACAATCATATTTCTATTATCGCTTACTCGATAATAAAGTCTAAAATTACCTGCTGGTAAGTTTCCAAATACACCATCACTAAAAACAAGATTAATTCTATCATCAGCTCGGGTAGTTACTGCAAATACATCTTTAGTATTTTGGAATATACTATTATATATGATATTGTTGCCTTCGACTGCATCTATTTTTGTCCAAGCATTTGATTCAAATCCATTAGAGTCAACTGAAAATAGCCATATATCCGAATTATTAATATTAGTATCGTCAATAGCAATAATTTGATTAGGTATTGGATTGTCAATAGTAAAGTTTGCACTCTCTAATATACCCTGTCTAATGTGCATAAAAAAGCCAGTATTATTACTTCCAGCTCCTTGTCCATCATCTCTATATATAAATGCCGGACTATTGCCAGGTAATGGTGCTTCTTCTTGTATTGCATCATTAACAATTGCTGTACTTACTATTTCAAATCGTGTTGTAACACCTTCAACAGACTTATTAAAGCCGTAAACAGGAATATCAGTGTTTAGTGCATTAAAGCGATATTGTTCTGTGTTTACACCTGCAATATTTGCAAATGTGCTAGGTGTTCCTACTCCTGATCCAGTTGGCAATGCAGAATTAATAATTTTTATAAATTGTTCAAAATAATTGCTGTTTGCTCTGTCATTCCACAAAACTGTAAAGTTTTTAAGATCTTTACCTGTACTATCAGTAATAGATTCTGTTGTTGAAACAGTTTCAAACTTTAGCAAGCCATTAGCTGCTTTGTTTCTACTTGGATTATAAGAAATTAATTTTGCAAGACGTAGTACGCTTTCTCTGCGCTCTGCTGTTTCTAAAAAGTTTTCTCTAGCATTTAAATCAACTCTGAATGATAAATTTTGTCCTAAAAATGCAATTAAGTCAATAAGTGCAAGATATTCAGAACTTTCAATATAATCATTAAAATCTTCAGGATAATTTTGACGCAGATAATTAATCATTGTCCTACGCAAATTATCAAAGTCGTAACTTTGAAAGTCTGCATTTCTATACGACTGATAAATTTTCTTCCAGTCTTCAGTTGCTATAACTCGTGATTGCCTATCGGTTGATGACATTGATTATTCCTTATGTACTATTGATATTTATCAGGATATATTATACTAGCGTTTAATCAATTTTGACACTTTCTTGATCAAACTTAAATAATAATTGTTCAGATATATTATAAGGAAGATAGCTTAATAAACAACTAACTTCAATACCGCTGTCGTAAGTATCAACAAAAACTTCCTGCACAGTAACCCTTGGGTCGAAGTTTACAATGTCAGTTACATTTTGTATTATTGCATCCTTATTATCATCTGTAAACGGCTCAAACAACATATCCCATATGATAGTTCCAAACTTTGGATCACTTAATTTTTCACCTTGTCTAATGTGAAAATGATTAACAATATCTTGCTTAATAAGTTCAAAGTCATATAATGCAAATCCTTCAACATTATTGTTTACTGTTGAGAACCCCCTGTATGCACTTCCAACCGATTCTTTTTGAGGTTTTGCTGCAATTGTTATTCGTTTGTATAAATTTTTTTCTAATGTACTCATAATACTATTTATTCTTTAAAATTTGTCCTTAAATGCACTATCAATCGGAGCAGCTTGATCAGCAATACCTTTTAATAATGCTGCTTTAAACTGTGCCGACGACAACCAACATACACCGCCGCCTCTATCTGTACCAACTATATCAAGATGCATAACTTCACTGCCCATATATCCGCGGCTTGCACCGCCGCCTTTTCCGCCTAATTTTCCAAAGGTATATACAAACTTATTATATAACGCAGTATCAAGTTGTATAGTAGCTCCGTCTTTTTGAATATATAAATCTGCGGCACTTCCGTAATCGTGTCTTTTTGATCCTGTTCGTACACAATGTCCATTCACAAAATAGTTCTTTCCAGATTTTGATTTACCTGCACTTTTTTGCCAATCACTATAAGGCATATGCCCTGCACTTGTAATATAAACTTCAACTTCGCATTCAGAAGCAGTTTTTTCTAATAAATCTAGCATCCTTGGTTCTAATGCTTTTGGACGTTTTTTATTTTCTATTCCTGGTACATATTTTACCCTAGTTCCGTCTTTAGGATCATCTCCGTACTTATATTCCTTATATCCGGCTGCTGCTGCTAACGCCGGATCGACCTGTGAATCTTCATAGCCTACTACAAGTCTATCTCCGTCTGCATTAATATAATCAGTACCCGAAGTATCATCATCATATAATGTGTCACTTGTAATGTCACCGCCTGATCCTACGACACGTACTGACGACTCTGCGGCAACTTTGCCTTTTAAGAATGCATCCGGTGATATAAATCTATCAGCACTCTGTAATGCACCTGGATTTTCTCTATCTGTTTGATCTCTTTTAAATCCTAAAGGATTCATATTTTCATGATGTGACCAAGGTTCGTGTTGTGGCGCTCTCGGTACAATCGATTGATAAGGTACAGGCTGTTTTACTCCTGGAAATACATACGGAAGCGTAATCAAAGGTAACGGTTTTACTAACTTCGGTTCTGCTGCTTCATTAGCATCTAATGCTACCGCAGCATTACTTGGTAATTTTGCATCAACACCTTCAGATGCACCTGTTGCAGCAGATGCAGATGTTGCAGCTGGGCCATTAAAATGTATTTCAGCGCCAGTAGACACAAAATTAGCGCCTGCTTGAATGTGTGTTTCTGCACCACTTGTAATATGTGTTCCAAGTCCTGATTTTATTTCTATGTTTCGAGTACTTTCAGAAAAAATACTTCCTTCTGCTTTAGAATTTATATCAGCTGTTTTTGCTTGATTAAACATAGATACTTCGGCAATATTATTAATATTTGCAGTCTTACTATGATTAAAAATATCAGTTTCTGCAATACTATGTATTGCTCCATCTTGTGTTTTATTATAAATGTTAGCCTTTGCTGTATTATGTATATCACCGATAATAGTTCTACTAAAAATACTAGTGCCAGCTGTCCAATTTATATTTCTAACTGCATTTGCTAATATGTCTATTCCTGCTCTTAGATTAATCGAACCTCCAGCAGTTAATAGATAGCTACCAGCAATACTATTATACATATTGCTACCTGCTGTATTATAAATCGATTGTTCAGCATTTACATGATAAGAGCCTCCTGCTTTACTATAAAAGTGAGATCCACTTGTTTGATTTATAGTCTGATCAGCATGTGATACTATGTCAGCACCTGACTTTAGATGTATTGATTGTGCAACTGTAGTTTTTTGTTCGCCGCCAACTAATGTATTTGTGTTAAATGCACTTTCAACTTGAACCCTGCCGCTTTCAATTCCTTGCTCAGATGCTTTGCCGTCGCTCCATCTAGCAGAAGCCTTTATATTAACGTTTCGTCCAGCTTCTAAATTTAAATCTCTTTCAGCAGTAAAATTGATATCAGTATCGCTCATAACACTTATACTATCTTGAGCGTGAATATCAATTTTACCATCAGACGTTAATTCAATCCACGCTGTACCTCGTGAGTTTCCAATATAAATTAAGTCTTCAGAATTATGTAATACAATTTGATGTCCTGTTCTAGTCCTTAATCGCACGGCTTCATTTTGAGGTATAGTTTCGTCACCGCCTTCTTCTTTGCGTACTTTATTAACATAAATCGGAGGTCCATCTTCGGCGTGTGTAACCCGTAAATAACGCTGATCTCCGTCATCCATTACAAAACTTGATCCGCCTAATCGATTAAAAGGAATATCTATACCGCCTACATCATAACCGTATTTTGACTTTGGATGATTTTTACGTCTGTCAAGCGGTCCTGGTGTATTCATTCCAAATACCATTGACGGTGTTTCTCGTCTTGCACTTGATGTAGTTGTTCCGCGGGTTTCGTCGTCTAACAACCCTTGTACTTGTAGCACTTCGGCAAAATCCTTGTTATAGGGTTTTTTAAAAAAGTTTGGATCTACTGCTCCGCCTGTTTCTAGTTTTTTATTATATTCACCAACTGGTAATTTCTTATCCTTTAAATCAGCAGGGGTGTCTTCAGTTGTCAAAGTTGTCGACGGTGTGCTGCCCGGTACCATCATATTCATATTGTTATCTTGTACGCACCCTATCCAGTAACCGTATGATGTTACTCCTTCTGCAAAAATAACTAATACTCGTGTTCCAACATCCGGTGGTACTGCCCAAAAGCCGTAGCTTTTCTGCGTATTCTCAAATCCGTCATTTTCATTAACACCTTTTGAAGGTGTTACACCGTAAAATGGTGACAAATACTTTACAACTACTAATTGTCCACTTCTTTCTGGTATACTACTCGAACTACCATATCGTAAAAGTTCAACTTCTAGTGTTCCTTGCATTGCCGGATCTAGATGGTTAACTATTATTGCTTCGTACGGTCCTGTATTTCTAATCGGGCCTTCGGTAGCCGTTGTTCTTGTATAATCCATTTCTTAACCTATTTTTTTCTTAATTGTACTCTGCCGCCGGGCGTTGTTGTGAATACAAAATCACTTTCATTTAAATTATATCTTGCTATTTGTCGTTGTGCTGATCCTCTATTTCTAAAGAATCTCGTCGGCTGTGTTAGTAACGTTGCATGGTCTGCTATTGCGCCACTGCCGTTATTTACAAAATCATAGTTTGGCTTAATAACTGTTACATCGCCGCCAGTAGTAGTTGATATCTCATAATCTTTAGGAACGTCACCTACTAAGTTACCAGACTCAGTTTCGTATATTTTTCCAGCTGATTCGCTCCAATGCGACTTTGTTATATTTACAAGTTCAGGATCATCCTGCGCTGTTTCGATAAATTTTAAATCAGACTTTGAAAAATCTGTATTTTTTTGTTTACTAGCTACTGTTCTTCCTAAAGGTAAAGGTTTATCTGAGATTCCTTTTAAACTATCAGGATTATTCCAAGGAATAACATCACCAATTACAGTTGATTTCTCTTCTGCTGTAATAATATCTGCCCACTGTGCTGCTGCTAGTTTAGTCTTGTTAAACTGTCCTAAAAATTCGCCTCTTACACGTTTATTGGTTAAAACAAATGGATCAACACCAGTTGCTACTGAAAATACGTTTCTCAAACTTGACACATCTCGCTTTAATCCGCCATAAAGATTTCCAACAATTTCTGCTGCATTTTGAGGAACTGATGCTAATAGTGGATTTGAAATTAGATCAATACCCAATTTATCTGACATTCTTTCGTAATTAGCTTTTCCTGCTAACCCGATAAATCCTCTAGGTTGAAATAAGCTACCACCTTGATCTTTTAACACATGGTCGTAAAATGATGTAGTACTACCTTTTATATCATTTAATTGTATGTCGGATAAGTCGATTACCTTTGAACCAAATATATTTCTGATAGAATTATTATTTACAGATGCAAATGATTTTAAATAGTTAGTTGACATTCCAGAAATGTTATCGCATACTCCGAGTACATTTGCAATTTCATCGTATGACCCGATGCCTGTCTTTTTTAACTGTTCTTGTATTAGTCCAGCATTTGTTTGTTTTGCAAGTTGCGATATAATTTTTGGCTGTTGTGTAATAGTATCAATTATAGTAGGATCAACTGATGATAGTACGTCTGGAATAATTTCATTAGGTGAAACTCCGGGTTGAAATAATGCGTCCGAACCAGGTGCTGCATAATTAGGATAGTTAATTAACGGTGTTGATCCGCAGGTTTTTAAATCTTTAATTTTTTTACCTAAACGAAAATCATATCTATTATCTGCTGAATCTATTAATTCATATTCGTAGGGATCTGCAACATCTGGAAGCTCGCATGGAATGCCTGGATTTGTTGCTGTTCTTTTGCCGCCGGAAGTAGGGTTTTCAGTTGTTGCTGATTCCACTGTTCTTTTCATAGTATTTCCGCTAAACGGATGCGGTGCACTTTCGCCTGCTGACGATATATCTACATTTTTAACATTACCTGGACCACCTAATCGAATATCCTTTATAGCTTGTAGAAATTGTAACGGACTATGACCGGATTTATTTCCAGCTACTCCGGACCAAAAACTCTCGCCCGGAACAAGGTCTCTTACAGGCAAAGTTGAAGTTATTGAGCGAGCTGGTACATCTGTTGGCACTGGTATACTAGCAAATTCCATTGCAAGATTAATCATAAAATCACGATCAGATACTTTATTAGTTTTCCACTTTTCTAACTTACGAAGATTTTTTAGTCTTGTGATAATCAATGCATCTTGTACTTCTGGCGTAAATTTAGTAAAATCTAAATCTAATCCCATTGAATTAATTGTTTCTTTTAACGGAGCTGTTATAAATTGATATCTACCAACTGCACTCGATTTACCTAATATGCCTTCGCGCTTTAATAACTTAGCCTGAAACATCTGAACTTGTCTTAATGTTTTATCAGTTAATGTCGGATCTTTTGAATTACTAAAATATGCAGTGTATGCAGACTGATCAGTTCCGGATTCAGCTTTTGCAATTAAGTCTAATAAATGCATTTCTTGTTGTGTAATTCTAAACTTTTTTTGAACTGTAGTGTCAACCGCAGTCGTTACAGGTTCTGATGTAGGTTCCGGTGTCGGCGTAGGTTCCGGTGTCGGCGTAGGTTCTGGTGTCGGCGTAGGTTCCGGTGTCGGCGTAGGTTCTGGTGTCGGCGTAGGTTCTGGTGTAGGGGTTGGTTCTGGTGTAGGAGTTGGCGTAGCAGAAGGATCTATAGGAACTGTTTTAATTTCAGTAAATGAAAATCCATCTGCATCAACACCGGAAGTTTCAACTTGATATGATTCATAATCTCCGGTACTCGGATTTGTGCTATACGATAAAAACCTGTCTCCATCATTTATATCACTATCTGATATAGGCAGATCAGCCGGTACACTAACTCCTTGTAATTTCTTACTCGGCGGAGTTTCAGGATCAGGTTCCGGTGGAGCAGCTTCTTCTTTAGGAGCATCGGGTACCTTTGTAGTTGACGTTTCAACTAGATATGTTGTATCTGCGTCTTTCTTACATCCAGCCATTGTATTATTTGCATTTATACGTATTGCATTTATATCACCAAATACAACTGCATCAGGATACTTATTTTTTATTTGTATACATGCATCTAGAGTTAATAGTCCTGGGCCTTCTTCATAACAATATTTCATAGAAGTATCGTATATTGTTATATCTCCTTGATTTTCGTCGTTGACAGCATAGTTTGTTTGCAAATGTACATCATAAAATCCAAACTCACTTCCATAATCACATGGCACAACTATAATATTAGTATAACCTTTAAGTCGAAGATTTTTAATTATTTGACGAACATTGTTATATGTAGGATTGCTCGTATCTCCATCAAAATACCCTGCTGCAAAAATAACCGTTTTACTCATTACCTTGCTCCTCCACGATTAATGTTTTCAGACGATTTAGATACACCAGTTGTTCCGGTTGGTTTATCAGTCTGTCGCGGCCGTCTAATAAGTTGTAGACTTTGTCTAAATTGTCCCGAATCAAATGTATGATTAACTGATACAACTTGGAATAATCCACTAAACGGTTTTACAAGCTCTGGCATATCCATTATAAATTGTCCATTTAATTGCGGGTAATCTAGTGGTGTTCTAAAGTTTACAACTAATAATAATTCGTTTGTTCCGGTAGCTGCTTTGGCATTTTCGTCTATATTCATACTTATTGTTCTAGCTCTATTATTGCCTAGATCTGATGGTATGTAGAACGGATCGCCCCAAATTACAAGTTCAGCACTTACCATATTTATTGGTGAATTAATTACCCTATCGTGAAAATATTCGGCTCTTAATCTTTTTTGTTGCTGTTCAGGTGTAAGTTGTGCGCCGTTCGGTAACTTGCTTTGATAGTCTGATGCTAATGCAACAGATGATGTTACTTCATTGTTAGATGTTGATTTAACTTTACTTACGTTTGGAGTGTTACTTGGTACTGACACTGTGCTATTTCCAGCCAATGGTGTTCCTGTATTTAGATCAGCTAATACTAGTTCATAAAACGAAGCATTAAAGTTGATATTAAAATCTAAAACATCTTCATTTTTTCCAGTATACATATAACTATACTCTTTTGGTGCAACTGCTTTCTTACCTGAGGTGTTTTTTCCAACTTCGTTTGGTGCTGCTACTTTTGATTCATCTACAAAGTACGGAACAACATTATATACATACGTCATTCTAGGACGACCTATATCAGAATTTATCGGTGACTCGTCTTCAATGAATACCATTTGTTCTATTTTAAAAAACGCTTTATTTCCGTCGTCCCTATCTTGGTCTAATGAATCCTGTATGTATTTGCTATTAAGTACAACATCTTGAATTATGTTCGATATTTTTTCTTTCTGCGGATACTGAAATTTAAGAGTCTTGTCTAACGGGTCTGGTATCTCTTCTGCAGGTTCGATACCAAATGCTTCTTTTTCATAATTAGCAGTTGTATACATTGTTTGTTTATACTGATTTGTATCTTCAATAACCGGACTTAGGCCTATTTGGTTAATATTACTTTCGTCACTACCCCATATTTTTAAATATTTGTATAGTTTAGCAGATTGCGATCTAGTTAATGTAGGCAATGGTGTATCAAACGCAGCATTTGCATAATTATCATTAGTTGATATTGAATTTACATCCTGCTGTTTCTGCGTTTTTCTACGTGCTAATTCAGCAGTATCAAAATCAATTATTTGACTTTCAGAAATACCAATACCCGCTAATGCAATCGATACATCAGCTGACTCTTTTGGAAATAATATCAAGTATCTATCATATCCGCTAATTGACGTATTTTCTTCTAAAAATTCTAAAGTATCATTTATACCACGTGTTACAGAATTATCTGCATTCTCAAGAACTTCATGCACAAATGTACCTTGCGCACTAACATTAGTTTTTATTTCGTCAACAGAATCTTCATATGCTACTTCGGTATAAATTACACCAGTAACATCATATGTACTACCTTGGCCGTCTACACTAAAATCTGCTTTGTTAATCATAATAGGGATATAACTAGGTGAAATATGATCAGCCTTTACATCACCGTTTTCGTCGTACCCAGTAAACTCAATTTTTAGACAAAATGGCACTCTTGCAAAACTTCCAAAATTTAAACTTGCTGCTGTCTCTCTAATTGCTTCTAGGAACTTTCCCATACTGTACGGTTCAATAATTTTAAAAGAAACATTTGTACCCATTGATACTCCAGTGTCTGGATTAGGTGCAATAACTGAATTTATTGATAAGTCTTCAATATAATATTCTGCATGTTCGTCTCCTTCACTAACAGTAGTAATTCTTTGTCCTAAAGATCCTCCTGAAGATTTACATATAATTGCTTGTAATCCGTTGTTTAGGTATGTGTTAGGAAAATTTAGTTCATTAGGCGATAATACACCTAATGTAATTACATAATTACAACTACTATACTGTCTTAGTTTATTTCCGAATTTATTTGAACCATCATTTCCTTTTTTTATAGGAATGTTATTACGTTGCATAATGTTTAAAACTGCATCATCGTATCCTGACGAATTTAACAAGTATGATTGTGCTTCATCAAGAGATGATACTAAATTTACAACTCGATTTTCTATTTGTTCAAAGTAGCCGCCTGTAAGACTCGACAACTCTTGTCTTCCTTTTATTACAATTTTACTAAAATCATTTAAATCAGATAGTCCTTTTCCTAACGATGTAAGTTTAGAAATTGGATCAAAAATGTCTCCTAACCCTAAGTTAGCAAGTGCTCCTAATTTTCCAAGTTTATTTCCAATAGTATTTTGTATAGCGGAAGATGCTAAACTACCAAGTGCTGCTCCTGGATTCTGTGCTATATTTTTGACAGTATTTACAGTGTTAACTACATTACTAATTTTTCCAAGTGCAGAATTTGAATTTGTCAATGACGATACTGCTGATCCAACAACGCTTGCTCCTAATGAACCAGATGATAGACCAATTGCACTATTAATCTGTCCAGTAATTTGTCCAGAAACACTTGCTCCTAATCCACCAAGTGTATTACTTAAAGGATTAGTGATATTAGATATCGATGTCGGTAATCCAGGCGACAACACATTAGTAGCATATCCTAACTTACTTGCAGCTATATTTGTTGGAATATTTTTAAATTTATTATCTAATAAACTGCTCATCGAAGGTAATGAATTCTTTAATCCATCTAATCCTGATGCGCTTGCTTTTGATGCTACTGCTAATCCAGCAACTGAAAGTGCTAATCTAGGATCAATATTACTAACTTTAGAATTAATTAAAGTTTGCATATTATTAATTCCAGGATCAAGTGCTACAACCATTGGTGCTGCAAATGCAGTGTCAATATCACTTGTTAAATCAAGTACTTGATTTAGATTTGATGCAGGATTTCTCGGAAGTCCTGTAGCTGTTTTTCCAATTACTTGTGCAGCTGACGTAGCTTTAGTTATAGTTTGTATGCCAGGAACTTGAGATGTAATTAACGATTTTAAATTTATTGCCATTTAGCTTCCTAGCTTATCTTGTAAATTACTTCCTTGCGGTATATAAATTTTTGTACCTGCAACAAAGTCAAATACCGGGTCTTTTAAAGTATCCATATTTCTTTGTGCAAACACCCACCAAAGATCTTTTGATCCATATAAATCATTTGCAAGTAAGTCTGGGCGTAAACTATAATTATTTGTAATTTCCCATAAAATATCAGTATTCGATGCTGGAACTGTTTGTGGAATTAATATATCAAGATACCCTTGATTTGTAACTTGTGTTTTTCCGTATGCGCTTTGGTTACTCATTAAACAAATCCTTCTTCACCGCCGACAAATCCCCCATCAGCATATTTCTTTAAATCAAATTTAGCAACATTTCTTCTAGCATAATTTGGTGCTACTTGAACAGTGATTGTAGATTGTGTCGGAACATAATTTATACTTCCGTCATTACCGCCGATCTCACAAGGAACATAATCAACGTCTGCAGGCAAATCTGTAGTAAAGTTTGTAATTACAACTGGAATGTTATTCATTACATGTTTTCCGTATCCATTAAGTCTTGTCATGGGCGGTGGTTTTCCGCTGTTTTCGCCTTCGCCATAAAACATCTTTGTCATCGTTCTTAAAAAATGTATTGTTGCAACCCAATGTATTGCATCACTATTGTTTTCAGTAAAAAAATCTCCATTAATAGTAATAGTATCAACTTGACTATTCTGATACGCATAATATGGATAATTTGTATGTGTAGGCTGTATTGCTGCATAAGATGCACTATGGCCTAAAATAATTGTTGGTGTAAAAGGAAAAACCAATCTATCACCTAAAGGTGCAATAAGAGGAGAACTTTTAAGAAATCCAGGAATATCAAGTCCTACACGCCAATCGTATTCTTGATTTTCTTCAACTCGAGTTGCTGCAACTGTCGGTGTGATCACTCTAGGTGATGCACCGAATTCTAATCCTGCTTGACGAAGTCTTGCTGCTTCTGTAGTTAGGTGTGTAGAATAATAATTTTTATAGTCTGAAGATTGATTTGCCATATTTTTTCCTTAACATACGTATTTAGTTGACAAAATTAACAGAATATATTATAATTAGTATATAAGGAAAAAACATGCGCAAAAGAAATTACCTAAACAATAAAGATCTATTATTAGAGATACATAGGTCAAAAAATACTTACAATAGCTTCGTTGACGTAGATTATCATCAGTTTGATATTATTTTGTTAAGCACTGATGCTGTTAATATCCGAACTATTGCTGAAGCAAAGCGAAACAAAGCAAAACGTCTGTCAAACGAAGATTACGAATCTCGTAAAATGGCAGGTCAAAAAGTAAAACAAGCAGAATGCGAAATCGATTATCGAACAATCACTAAAGAAGAACTAATCTTTCGCATTATGACATTCGATCATATACCCGAAGAGCCTGGGCGAAAGAAAAATCCAAAAACAATTGCTGATACTAAAACTAAATTAAACTTTCCGCCTTTTCAACATTATAAATTTACCGAAGACGGTGAACTTGTTTGTGTTGGTAAAAGTCATTGGCAGGGTGGTATGGAAAATGGGAACTTTTCCAAAGAGCATGGTAAAGCAACAAACAATCTTGCTATGATGTGGATGAAACTTGTGGATAGATATGCTACAAGAGGAAATGTTCGTGGTTATACATACAATGACGAAATGAAAGGTCAAGCAATCCTTCAACTATCACAGATCGGTTTACAATTTGACGAATCAAAGTCAAATAATCCGTTTGCTTATTACACAGCAGCAGTTACAAACAGTTTTGTTCGTGTTATTAACTTAGAAAAGCGCAATCAAAATATTCGAGACGACATTCTAGAGATGAATGATCTCAAACCAAGTCATACAAGGATGCATCAAGGAGAGTGGGAGGCTTCGATTAAGAGAAACGAAGAAGCCGGAGCTACTGCATATACATCTAAAAAATAATCATTTGACTTTATTGAATATGTTTGCTATACTATAGAAAAAGCGGAGTCTAAACTTGTTTAAAAAAGCAGCAGTATTTACTGACATACATTTCGGCTTGAAAAGTAACAGTAAAATGCATAATCAAGATTGTGAAGATTTTATCGACTGGTACATCAGAACTGCAAAAGAACACGGTTGCGAAACTGCGCTTTTTTGTGGTGACTGGAATCATAATAGAAACAGTTTAAACCTAACTACTATGGATGCAGGCATTCGCAGTTTAGAAAAGGTTGGTGCAGCGTTTGATAACTTTTACATGTTTGCTGGTAATCACGACTTGTACTACAAAGATAAACGTGATGTAAAATCTACTGAATTTGCAAAACACATACCAGGCGTTACTGTTATTGACGAAATATGGG